AAATGTGTGCGCCTCTCTATTCACCGATCTGAATGAACAGTTTGGAGTTGCGATTGACCATCTCGGCCGCTGCTCTATTCCGAAATTATTGGAGTGGAATCCGAATCGCATGTTCCCCACCGAAGACGGGGTTCTCCACTGCGTTCTTCCCTTCTTTTTCATGCGCACGAGGGTCCGCGAGGCCCTTCCAATGATTGCTATAAAAGAGGGGTCCGCCAGAATTCATATAACGCTACGGCCATTTACTCAGTGTGTTCGTCAGAGGGGTGGCGCTCGCAGCGCGTGTGACTCGGTGCCGCTCGATACGGCGATTACATTCCGCGACACAACCTTTGCGTATGACCAGTTCTTCACGGTAAAGACGGTGGCAACAATACCTGACCTTACGAGTGTGCGTCTTGTGACATTCGGCTCTATTCTAGACGGGAAGATGCGTGATGCGATGCTCCGCCAGTCATTTGAGATTATTCACAGGGAGGTCCAGACCTTCTATTTCGCCGAGCCGCTCAAATACACCGTGTCTAAGAACAGCGCTGCAGATACGGTGCGAATTTCGCTGCCGCTTGAGGCGAACCACCCTCTAGAGGAGATTATATGGTTTGTTCGCCGCAAGGATGTTGCGGGAAACAACGAGTGGACAAATTATGGGAATGTTCTGGAGAAGGATTATGACGCGGTTTACAATCGGCCTGAGCCTCTCCTTGTGAATGCGGTTCTACAAGTGAATGGCGTGACGATATGCGATGCTGAAGAGGGATACTATCGCGAGTTGATCGCTCGTCACCATCGTGGAGGCATTGTCCCATATGAGAAGTTTATCTATGGCTATCCGTTCGCTCGCCATCCTGGCGACCACCAGCCGAGTGGAACACTGAATGCGAGCCGCGTGCAGAGTCTGCGGCTTGTGCTGGAAGTGAAGGGAGGGCCCGAGTGGGAAGTGAAGGTCTTCTGTCTGGGGATTAACTGGCTGCGATTCCAGAATGGACTGGCGGGATCTATTTTTGAGGACTAATCTAAACTCCATATCTCACCGACCTCTCCTCAATGTCCGAATACGAGTCGCGCTGAATTCCCATCTTCGGATTCACTACATACCACTTAGCTGTCGGTTGGAGACTCTTCCAGAAGATGTCGAGGCAGAAGCGCGGTTCCTTTTTGCCGTCCGTCTCGAAGCCCTCCTTGAGCTTCGCTGCGCCTTCCTTGAAGTTGGCTAGAAGAGTCCGACCATATGCTTTGCTGACGCAATACCCCGCCGTTGTTTGTGCGTCGTCGACTTTGCGTAAGAAGGCGTGCTCAGTCGGCTCAGAGCGGAGAACATTTGCCGCGAGCATACAGACGTCGTAAGAAACCGTCTGGAGAGTCTTGAAGAGAGAGGCAACTTGCCACTGTCCCAAGACAAATGTGAAATCATCCTCTAGGATACAGCATTCGCTGTGAGTGGACTCTAAGAAAGTCTCCAGTGCTTTGATGTGAGAAAGGGAGCAGCCGAGGGCACCACGTTTCGGCATGTGGGTGGCGGAGATTCGCGTGAAGTTCACAATATTCAGGCGAGCCATTTCGCCGAGGAATTCTTTATTTCTATCTTGGCGCTTGTTAAGATTGATGTAGTAGATGTGGGGTGGGAGCGGCACGGGTTGGAAATAGATATAGAAACATATCGCTATGATAACGAATGCCACAACGAGTAAAACTCCATACCCCATCTACATATAAGGAATAATCCAGTGACCATTTTTTTTCATCTTTAAAATTTTTGCATTGCCCACCATCCAGTTGTAATGAAGAACAAGAAAATTGGCCGGCTGTGCCTCTACAAAAACACCATTTGGATATAGATCCCGAGGAAGAGTATTATAAGGAATGGATGTCGCCTGTAACTTAGTATTAACCCATCGTTGGTCCTCGGGGGCTGCGGCCCAAACCGCTTTATCGGTTATATTGAATATCCCTTCATCATGACCCGACCTCCACGCAATGAACCCCGTGCAACAATTGCGGCAAGGTGTGCAACACGTTGTCTTCTGTTCATCGCATTGAAAGAGGAGCGGCGTCGTGTCCAACCGGGCTCTTATATCTGGAAGAAAATCGCCTTTTACCACAATATCTCCGTCTATATATACACATGTCTCAATAGTGCTTCGAGAGGCAAATGTATTCAAGATATCCAGCTTTACCAGGTTTATCTCTTGAAACGGTTTTGAGCCGAACTGAAGAAGTTTACCAAGACTCTCGCGCTGAGCCTTTGAGTAGAGAATACACGGTATTCCTTCCATTTGAAAGAAACGATAGGAAGGGTGGTCCGCGCAAACAATAGCCAATTTCCATGGGACTTTTGCGGCCTGTAGATGTCTATACAAATTCAATGTGAGAAACTTATAACCTGATGTTGTTAATGTCCATACAAGACATCCTTCATATAAGAACTTGGTCGTATCCATCTTTATTGAAAGCGGTAGTAGGGTTTATGTCGGTCTAAGTAAAAGACCGCCATCTACAGAAGATGGTGGCCGCCCTCCTACGAAACCTAAACAGTGGAGTTCAAGACAGTCGGCTCCTCCCCGTCAAAGGCCAGCCTCGCATACAAATGTTCATAAAAGCGTTTATCCGTGCTGGTCGCTTCACCACCCAGTTCACGCGCCTGGAGTTTGATACTCGGCCTGTGCTCGGCTCCTCAGCCACCATGACCCTTCCGCGCAAGGGCCAGCTCATTTCCCGCTTATACTTGGTGACGACTCTCCCAAACATCTCGGCGGCCCAGCTGGCCGCACGGAAAGCGTGCGATGCATCAGGCTTCAAGTTTCTCGGTCCCACATTCGGCTGGACGAACTCCGTCGGCCACGCGGTTCTTACGGAGGCCAGCATTGATATTGGTGGAGCCCGCTGTGAACGTCTGGATGGCCGTCTTCTAGAGGTTCTTGACGAGTTCTACACGCCTCTTGAAAAGACGACGCTCATGAACTCGCTACTCCCTAGAAAGGATAATGGGTTCCGCGTGGGCGTCTTCGGCCTAGAAGATACACAGACGGTGGCGGTGACACCACTTCCTTTCTGGTTCTCCAGTGGCGATAGCGGTGCGTTTCTACCGATTGACGCAATCCAGTCGGATGCTGTCACGTTGCGCGTGACATTCTCAGCGCTAGGAAGTATGTTTGTGAGCTCGGCGCAGCAGTCGCCGCCGACACCGAATGTGAGTCTGGCTGGAGAGTCATATTTTCCTATAGCGGGCAGCCCCTTCTATTACTTGAATCCGCAAGGGGCTCCCGTCACGGGTCTTACTGGACCTGGTGTCACCGTGAAGGCCTCGCCCATCGGTGTGAAAATGCCAACTGTTCTACCGCTAGGAGACACGTATGTCATGGCCGAATACATCTATCTGGATCGGCCCGAGGCTAACCGCTTCCGCATCGCAGACATCCAGATTCCCGTCCCCCAACATTACCCGTTTGAGCCACTCGATACTCAGCGGGCGACGAATATTCGTTTTCCACTGAAGGTGCCGAATCCCACGCGCACACTCTTCTTCTATCTCCAGCGGTGGGAGGCTGCCCGCTACAATGCGCCCTTCTTGGCCACGCGGGACCTCTCTGGCCAGGGTGTCAATGTGGCTCCCTGGTGGCCTGATGCCTCGGGCCTCAATGTCTATGCTCTCGGCGACCTCAGCCCTGGATTCAGCACAAGAGAATCAGAACCTCTGTCCTCTCTTGCACTCATCTATGAAGGTAAACTCACTCGCTACTGGACGGATTCGCCCTCCATGTTCCGCTCTCTGATTCCGTCGCTGGAAATGAGAAAGAGTCCATGGGTGAATCGGTATATGTATACGCTCCCCTTTGACCTCCAGCACGGACATATCGCGGCATCTCTCGCAACAGGTGAGGCAAATTTGGATAAGATATTGAATATCGAGCTGGCACTAGAACTCCATCTGAATCGTGGCTCTGCGAATCCGAATGACGTGCCGCGTTATCAGGTTTATGTGTGGGCGGAGACGTATAATATTCTGCGGGTCTATGGTGGACGGGCTGGAATGCTGTTTGGATATTAAGCGCGTCTATTTTTGTGTTTACGTGTTCTGCGTCTGCGACCTCCAGATGCCTGTAACGCTTCAAGATGCGCAACAGCATCAATAGAACGTTCAAGCGCCTCTTGTTCTGCATCAAGCATAACTCTGACATCTATCGAATCCTCTCCATATTCCAAAATAAGTCGAGGTAGTTCTTCATTTATACGCCGAATCATTTCCTGTGCTTCTGCTACTTCTAACATTGCTCTTACCTTTTCAAGTTTCACGGAATTCACGGGATTCGCATGCTCTAACGCATAAATCTGAGATTGAAGATTTGTTATTATGGGGTTAAGATTATTCCTAGAATTTACCTCGCTGTTGAAATTCACCTCATCATTATCACCTTCGGCATTTAACATCGCTCGCGCTGCCTCTGAAGCGTTAATATGTCTTTGACGCCGTATTTCATTTTGCGCGGCTCTGTGATTATTCTGTAAAGCCCTCCGCTCAGCCGCCTTTTCATTAAGCCGCATTTGGAATGCGATATTCGCTGAACTTATCGGTGCTGACGCCGCCGCCGCCTGGGCTGCGCGTATTTGATTTTTTCGTTCAGCGACCTTTACCGCCGCCCGATAAGTATTTCTATTACGCCGCAGCTCGAGTGGCAGACGTTGATTAGCTCGTGCTTTCATCTGTGCTTTTACAGCATTCGCGGGACTTACAGGCTGCCACATGTTTCCACGTGGAAGATTGTATTCAATACTGCGTCCCGCCATTCTACGATCTATTTATATTATAATCCTATACACCACTGGAATATGGTCGCTCAATAACATATCATCGTGATAGACCGTTTCAACATGCTGAACCCGTCCTATGTCTCGTGAAAGACACAGAAGGTGGTCCAAGTGCTCCTCCGTATCGGGGAATGTCGCGTGTGTCTCTTGATCTACGCGGTGGAAGCACTTGAAGATACATGTATTCGCGTCGCCGGCAATAAGAGGGAATTCACAACGGCTAGTAGCGACAAATAGTTGCTCTTCCTGCGCGTGGCGGGCGGCATTGAAGTTTAGACGAATACAGCACGCCTCCGTAATATCAGACTGCATATGCGTGTTGATAACCTGGAACTCGTTCTTGCCGTCGCACACATTCACTGTAAAGAAGCCCTTCTTCACGACTACGTCGGCGCCTGATACACTAGTAAATGCCTCAAATTTGGGATTTGAGAGCACATGAAACTTGGGATTAAGAAGAGTTAAAAGTCCGCTCCCATTCTCAAGGCCAGCTATATACCCGCCATAAATGCGATCATTCGGTGCCAAAAACGTCCACCCCTTTTCTTCCGCCTTTTTCCAAAAGAGCTTTCTATGTTCCTTTGAAAAAACTTCCTGAAGACAGACGATTTCTGCTCCTGAATTATTGAAAATCCAATCAATCATGGCAGGAACATTTATTTTACACCACGGAAGCCCGTGGATATTATATGTGAGAAGTCTCATCTATCTGACTTTAGTTCGCATATTTTAAACCACCACGACCCTTCTCAAAGGTCGCAATAGCCCACGAATCCACAATGACGCGCATCTCGGTGGATTTCTGACCAGAGACGGGGTCAACGGGAACGTTCGCGAGGTCAGTATAGATGGTCGGCCTGTCCGCCGTCGTGAAGTTTATCGCTCCCTCGGGCTGGTGCTGGTAGGGTCCTTCGCGACCACGCAAGTCGCCGAGATCCCAGTTCATTGTGCCGAGTCCAGGGCCAGGGTCGCGCTCCTCCTTGGCGAGATGCTGGAGCTTATTCCAGAGGAGAGGTGTGTTCAGCGGTTCGCGGTCGCGCGCTGCAATGATGAGAGAGACATTGTTATAATATTCAGTCCCGTCATCCTGCGTCATCTTCGTATATTTGTTGGCACGTAGATCGGCGGTTTTGTGAAACCAGAAGAGGAGTCTGCCAGCGGGGTGTGTTGCGTCCACACGCCGAGTTCCGTTCGCGACTGCGCCTCTTGTGAGTGGTTCATAGTCCTTCGCGCCATATGTAAATGTATTCTCGTAGAGGCGAGAGAAGGGGATTTCTAGAGAGGAGCGCGTGAGTCTCTCGCGAGTATCAGGGTCCACATAGATATGGCGAGTCTCTAATTGAAGAGTGATAGGTGCGATGGCAGTGCGCTGCAGAGTTGCAACTGGTCCCAGGTCGCTGCGTGCCCACGGCACAGGCTTCGGCCTGGAATCGCTCGCTTCCACGAGGTCCTCGAGGCGGCGTAGAGTGACACGCAGCTTGTAGGTCTGCGCC